TTGAGCAATTCCAGATCGCGCTTAAGCGCCAGTTCCTCGCGCTTCATCTGCGCGTCATGCGCCAGCTTCTCACGCTCGAACGAAATGCGCTGCGCTTCCTTGGCCGCGTCCTTGTCCAGTTCAGCCATCTTGACTTGCAAATCGGCCTGCATCTGCGCGGCTTCCTTGTCGCGCTGGACCTGAACGTCAAGCTGTTTCATCTGCGCGGCGTTCTGCGCCTTGACCTGCTCAATCTGAATCTGCGCCTGCGCCTTCTGTTGCTCAGGCGTCGGGCGATTCTTCATCGCCTCCATGCGCTGCGCGACTTCCTGCGGATCGGGGTTGGTGAAGAACAGAGAAGGCGTCTTGATGCCAGCCGCAGCCGTCATTCCAGTGATTGCCGCATAGAGGTTATCGGGCTTCACGAAGGGGTTGTCCGCGCCCATCGTCGCAAGGAGCTTTTCCTGCAAGCCGACAATCATCTGCATCATCATCATGTCGCGCTCGCGCGTGCCAGCACCAAGGCCGACATTCACGGTCGCGTCCATGTCAGCATCCCAAGAGCGCGGGTCGAACGTCACCCACTTGCCCCGCAAGCGAGCCGTGCGCGGCTTGTCCTGATGCTGGATGATGAGCTTGAGAAGGCCCTTGAAGAACCGGCGCAGGCCCTCGGCAACGTTGCGCACCATCAATTCGGTTTGCGCGATGCCGGCCGTTTCGATCAACGCCGTCGCCTTGGCGGTCATGTTCTGCAACGCATCCGGCGCCATGCCGGACGATGCGTCCGAAATGCCCGTCCGCCCTGTGACCTCCTTGTCCCAATAATCGAGCATCGCGAACGACTCTTTCGCGACGAAGGGCACAGGTTGGAAACCGTAGGCCGCTCGAACGTCCTGCCCGTTACGCACCCGGATCGGCTTGCCGAACTGCGGGTTAGTCACCGCGCTCGTGTCCGCAATCGCCCCTTCCATCACGACGGGCTGCGGGTTGTTCTGCCAATATAAGTTGTCGAGCGTCTGGCGAATAAGCACCGTCTTGACGCGCTGAACCTCAATCAGATCGTCCGCGAGAGAACGCCCTTCCCATTGGTGCGGACGGCGCTCGGCTGCCAGATCGGCGAAGGGCGCGTCATCCCAATAGTCATCCTCAAAAAGGTTGTCCTCGTTCGTCCCGCCGATGAACACCATCCGGCGAAGCTCGGGGATGCCGTCTCCGTCAGCATCAATGCGGACAAAAAGCCAATAGTAATCGACCTCTTGCAGATCGCGATCAACGCCGCTTAGCTCGTCGCCATCAGCGCTATCGGGCCGGCGCTCGTCGTCCTCGTCCGCCTCTTCGCCCGCCTCAGGAAGCGCGTCAATGCGCTCACGGTCATAGCCCATCGCGATCAGATCGGAGCGCGTGTAGCAGCGATGGATGCCGCACAGAAGCGCGTCCTCAATCGAAGTGGCGTCCGAGTCGATTAGCCACTCCTCGGGCGGGACCGCTTCGACCTTCACCGACCGCTCAGTCAGCACCCGCTTGATCTTCACATCATGGACGGGCTGGCCCATCATGTCGACGGTCGCGGTGTGCTCCAGAACCTCAACGTCCTCAGCCGAGACCAGCGCGGCGAACGACATTTCATCAAGGCCCGTATGGGTGGACACCTTGATGGATTTGCGCTCGTCAACAAACCAGCGCAGCACGCCGTTGCGCAGCAAAAGCGCATCGTGAATCGCATCCTGAATAGCGCGAAAGCCGCCGCATTCGTTGAGGACAACCAGATTGACAAAATCCGATGCCTGTTCGGCTTGGTCGCCGGACTCTTCCTTCGTCGGCTGATATTCGACGACCCTCTCGTTACCGAGAATAGTCCGAACCATCGACGGGAGGACCTTTTTCAGCGCCTCGCGCAGGTCTTTCGAGACGGCCTGCGAACGGCCCTCGTCGTATTTGATTAGCTCGGGCCGTCCGTCGAAATACTCGCGCGCCTTCTTGCGATCAGGAGCTAGGCGATCCCGGTAGTCGATAGCGTCGCGGATCAGCGCGGAAACCGTGCCGATCTTCGCGTTCTTCGATCCCGCCATCACACCACCGCTCGCGTCTTGAATGACCAGTCGTCCGCCTTGGCCGGCGTCTCATACGAAATGCACATCAGGCCGAACGCATCCGCGCCGTGCGAGGACCAATCATGGTCCGGCCCAAGGTCAATGTTGCGCTTGTCGTCGATCTTGGCGTGATACCAACCAAGCGCCTGAACGCCGGCCGTCGTCGTCGCCTCGTTGAACCAGATCGAAGGAAACAGCCGCCGCGCCGCTTCAATGCGCTGCTTGGCCGCCCCGGTCCCTTGGTTCTTCACCACCTCAACCTCGAACCCCGCTTCTCTCAGCGCGGACTCGAAGCTCGTCGAATGCACCTTGTCGCCCTGCGCCCCGTCATGCGGGAGAACGCACAGAGCCTTTCCATAGCCATTCTCGCGCAGCCAATTGACATGCGCGGCGAGCGGCTGTCCCTTTGCCTCGTAATAGTCGAGAACGCGAACCTCGCGACTGACGAACTGCGCAATCCAGATCGCCGTTGCGTCCGCCTTCGCGCCTGTCCCGCCGATGTCCCAGAATGCGCGGATCGTCATCAGATCGTCGCGCGCTAGCCTCGTTAGCCGGCCCGTGCGCCTCGCCTCCGCAAGCTGCTTGGCGAAGTAAGCGCCCGCCGTGATCGTGGCGAAGTCGCCCTCCCAGATGTGGGCGTATTGCTCAGGCCGCTCCTTGAAGTCTCTCAGCCGCTCGCGTTCGAGCTTTTGCGGAAACCACGGGTTGTCCCGCCAATTGATCTTCGCGATCTTAATCAGCGGGTCTTTAGTGAGCCGATACCGCTGCTCAACGGCCGCAATCTTCCGCTTCGGATTCCATGTGAGCCAAAGCTCGCTATCTTCCTCGCGCAGCGTCGGGACGAGAACCTGAAACGCCTGCTCAGTGACAGGCTCAGCCTCGTCAATCCAGCACAGGAGAATGCGCGCCTTCGACTTGACGCTATCGACATTCCTATCCAAGCCCGAGAACGTGTAGTAGACCCGCCCGTCCTTGGTGCGGATGTATTTTTCTCCGATATCGAAGTGAGGCTCCAACCACGCCTCAGACCGGATCGCCGCCTTAATTTCCTCTAGGGACGAGTCCGCAAGCGAATTCATGAACTGGCGAGCGCACAGGATCGTCCCCTCGCGCCCTGACGCCGCCCACGCATACGCCTTTACCGCCGTCATCTTGGCGAATGTGCGAGTCTTCGCCGATCCACGGCCCCCGTATGCCCCGCGCACATCGGCCGCGCCGGAGAAGACAGGGACCAACTTCGGCGGTAGAACGACCCTAGCTGTCGTCTGGTCCGGCCGCGACAATTTCAATCCGCGTGATGGACTTCAGCGGCCCACCGCCTTCGCCTGTCACCTGCAACGGCAACACCTTGCCCAACAGCGGCAGGAACGATTGCGGATTCTCCACCGCCTGCTTGGCGAGATACCCGACAAGGCCATCTTTGCCGCCGGCGCGATGCGCAGCTTCCATGAGCGCATCCTTGAGCATGGCCGGGACCTTGTTCGGAGCGCCCTTAGGACGGCCGGGGCCGGGCTTGGCGGGGCCGCTTTTTATATTCGACATGGCTTATATAACAGCCGCGCTCGTCACTTCTTTCCGCCCTTCTTGGCGGGCTTGGGTTTCGGCTTGCACGCCATTTGTCTTGCTCCATAGAAAAAGCCCGCAGGGGATGCCTACGGGCTCTCGGAATGTGCCAAATCGCACATATCAGCTATTGCATAACCGGCCCATTGGGCCTATTGTCATCCTCGTCGATAGGGCAATGGTGCCCGCCAGAGTGGAGACGACGATGTTCACCGAATCCAATACCGAAGGCCTCACCGCCGCCCAGATCGAGACGCTGAACGCCGCGTTCGATATAGTCTCCGAGGAATTCCCCGGCGTCGCCGCCTACTCGATCTCCGATGCGATCAACAATGCGTGGGCCGTCGATGAGGAACCGCAGGCTCTTGCCGCCCGCGTCATTCATCACCTCCACAACAGCATCTGAGAGGACAAGACCGTGCGCCACCCTATTTGGGAACTGTGGAATTTCGGCAAGAGCGTGACGGTCGATACCGTCGACCAGGCATTCCGCTCCGACCCCTCACAAGCCAATCTCGTCGAGGCGCTCGATGCGCTCGACATCAACACCCGAGACGTAGTTGAACGGTTCACGCACAAGATCGCACGCGCGCACCAAACAAAGGCGGACGGCCTAGTCGGCCTCGATATTTTCTACGATGGATATGCCGTCGCCGTTCTGCGCGAACAGATCGACACCGCCCGCGAATCTCTTCGCGAGAAAATCGAGTCCATCGCCCGCCAAATCGGTTACGACTCAATGCGCGATGCTGAGCGCGGCGGAATGACTACGATGCGCCCCTATATGGATATCGGATTCGCGGCGCAGGAGTTTCATCACGCAGAGCGGTCGGCCATGAGTGACGATGCGGATCGTCGGGCGTTTACCGTATGGCATCTGCTACAGGCGGCTAAACTCTACGTCATCGCCTATGATCTGCGCGACAAGGGCCGTGAGTTGAAATTGCCCGCCTACACCGTTCTGCCCCCGGCGTTTCCGCGCCGCCAAAATGCGACCGCGCCATGACGCCGCGCAAACTCAAATCAACGCGGGAGTCTCTCGGTCTGTCTCAGGCGGCGTTCGCCCGCATGGTCGGCGTCGCCTCCGACCGGACCGTCCGCAAATGGGAGAACGGGGAACGAAAGATTCCGGGCCGCGTCGTCGTCATCATGGGGTTGATCGCCTCGTGCCCAGACGCCAGAGCGAGACTGCTCGCGTCAGTGTGATACGCGCCTGTCAGGCCGGAGTTTGGTCTCGAACTCCATGACGGCGCCAACGTCGTAATCGCCTCGCGCGTTGAACGCGTCAGCGACCAACTGCAAATCGTCCCGCGACCTGACCCGTCCACGAATAAAGTCAGGTGGCGAGTAGACCGGCCTTCCCCCATTCACGATGTGAATCCGCTTGTTGATCTTCTGGATCGCAAACATCACGGCATCATCTTTCGGATAGATCGCCCGGCCGAGCGGTCGCTTGCGAGGGGGAAGCGGAAGGCTTGCCCTTAGCCGCAAAAGGGCGCTACCCCCTACCGGGCGAAACTGGAGCCGCCCGCGAGACTTGAACTCGCAGCCTCCCGCTTACAAGGCGGATGCTCTGCCATTGAGCTAGAGCGGCGAAACTGGCGGAAGGCGGAGGAATCGAACCCCTAACCCGAAGGTTACCCCGGTTTTCGGGACCGGTTGCCGGCCATTCAGCGGAGCCTTCCAATCTGGCGCGCCCTATGCTTGTCGAGAACCCCCGACCCCGCATTGTCTTAGACCGCGCCGACGCGCAACGCGGGAGCACGGCGCTTGCCATCCAGATCGTCCGTGGCGCCGGCCGTAACGACCATTCCATCTTATGCGCCTCACCCACCTAGCCGGCGATTGCCGGCACGCGCGCCATCCGGCGACAATTCGAGTGGGATCGACGACTTGCACATTCTAGGCGGGCCGGCCGACCTACACCCCTTACCGGCCTGTTACGGGGCGCTCGTTACCGCCTAAAATCCCGTAGAGGCCGCGCGACCGAAATCGCCTAGCCTCACATTCAACATGCGTATCCTCGCGCGTGCGCGCGCGCGTGTCAAGCCCCCTCCCGCAATATTTTTTCGTCCAGCCGGCCAAGGCACACAGCGAGCGCCAGAAGCGACCATTTCGCCGCCTCGGACCATGTGTCGTCCACGTCGATTTCATCGCAGGCCGCCGCCCGGATCGCCAGCCATCCATCATGGGATGCGCCGGCCATCCACCTGTCGCAATCGGCGATCCTGCGTGTCAGCCGGTTCGCCTCGTCCTCGTCATCGTCGCAGTAGATTACGCCAACTTGCGCCACCGCGTCGCGCGGGTCATCAACGGGCAGATCAACCTTCGCCATGGCGAGGCCCGGCACGCCCTTGATCGCCCGCCAGCGACGGATGAGCCCCTGATAGACGCACCCGGCGTCATAAGCCTCGCTGCGCAGCTTATAGCGGACACAGAAGCGACCAAGCGCATCCGACAAGCGCGGGTCGTCACGTCCCATCCTGTGAGGCTGCGCGAGGACAACCGCCTTCGCCTCCGCCGCGCGCTTCGCATTCGCCTCTAGCTGCGCCGCCTTGGCCTGATTAACGATCAGGCGCCCATTCGGATAGCGTGGGCCGACCTTTCTTGACGCGTCGCCCTTCGCCATCACGCCCCCCGCTTTCCGGTCATCGCTGCAATCGTCTCGCTGGGCTGCAATGGGTTGGCGGCGTAGTGGGCGGCTAGTTCGGCCTCCGTCCGCTCGCAAGGCCTTTCCGGCGCCGGCCTGTAGTCTCGCGCCGCCTCGTTGCGCAGGACCGCCGATGCGAGAACCTGCTTCACCAGCGCCGCCGCCTCAGCCACGCGAGCGCGCGATTCCGGGGTTGCAGTTGGCGGCGGCAATGCCGGGCGCACCGATAGACGCTCGCGCAGGGCGTGCGCGTCATAGTCCTGCTCTTGAAGCCGGCGCGCTTCGGTCGCGACCTCGGCAACCGTCGGCATGAACCCGGACCCGTCGCCAGCCTCGCCGCTGATAAACCGCGTCACCGCCCGATCAAGCGCATCCGCCGACAACCCTGTCAGCACGCGCTGCGCATCGGCCGCCGCGACGCGCGCCATGTCAGGCGAGCCCGCGTAATTGCGCGGTCGCAACGAGGCCGCAAGGCGAACCATCGCGCGGGCGGCTGCGGCGTCATCGGCCTTCGGTGGATTGTATGTCGTCAACTGGTTCATCGGTTGCCCATCATTTCGAGCATGGCGTCATGCACTCCGAACCGCTCCGGCGGCGCTCGAGCGCCAGTGAGAGGCACGACTTTCGGAGCCTGCCCCAAGCGATCTTTCGCCGCCCGGCGCGCCCAGTTCTCGAATTGCCGCCAACAGCGCGGCCGGAAAGACGGGGCTTCCATCCCGGCCCGCACCCCGGCGATCACGTCGTCCGGCGTCACGCCCTCGCTCAGGACCGCCGCCAAGGCGTCGAAGTCTTGCGCCAGCGCCACCGGCTCACTGCCGACGATCAGACGGCACTCGCGCTCAAGCGCCCGCACATCCGCGCCCGCTGACGAGGACAAGGTGGGGGGGATTATAGGGGGGGTAGGTTTAGGGGGTGTGGGGGAAAAGGAAGGGGGGGAAGAAAGGGGGGGAGGGGATGTCACGCAAGATCGCGTGACATGCGTGACATGCGTGACATGCGTGACACCATCGTTTTGCGTGACAGGCTCGACAGGCGCGGCTGCCTCGACAGGCTCAGAACACTCGCGCTTGCGCCGCTGGCGCTCGGTCGCGGCGGCGCGACGGTCGGC